ATTAAACCTAAATTTCATGTTAGCGAACAAGGATCTGGAAAATGTGGTCATCATTCTGATTATATTGAAACTATACCAAAATATTTACTTAAAATTCCAGAAAGATATGGAGTAAATATAGATATTATGATTGAAGCTAAAAAGAAAGAAAAGGCTATATTTAAGCTTTACGATAAATATCCATTTCTAAATTGTAAAATATAATTATTACATAAATTTATATAAAAATATTTTTTTATTATTTAACATATGAAAATAGAAGAAGATATTAAGCTGGATTTTAATGATGTTTTAATAAGACCAAAGCGTTCAAAAATGTCTTCTAGATCTGAAGTTAATCTAGAAAGAACCTTTAAATTTCCTAATTCTAATCAAACTTGGACTGGAGTTCCTATTATTGCAGCTAATATGGATACTGTAGGAACATATGAAGTGTATAAGGAATTATCAAAACATCATATATTAACAGCATTGCATAAATTTTATGATATACAAGATTACCTAGAAATGTCGCAACTAGGATTAAATAAAGAATATTTTATGGTATCTACCGGTATTAATAAAAAAGATTTAGAAAGATTAGTTTCTATTTTAAAATTTATTGATGTTAAGTTTATATGTATAGATGTTGCTAATGGATATATGGAAAAATTATGTGGATTCTGTAAAAAAATAAGAGAACTTTATCCAGATAAAGTCATAGTAGCAGGTAATGTTGTAACAAGAGAAATTAGTGAAGATTTAATACTAAGAGGAGGCGTAGATATTGTTAAAGTAGGTATAGGACCCGGATCTGCTTGTATCACCAGAACACAAACTGGAGTAGGAATGCCTCAATTATCAGCTATAATAGAATGCGCTGATGCTGCACACGGTGTAAATGGTTATATTATAGGAGATGGCGGAGTAACTTGTCCGGGAGATATGGCAAAAGCATTTTGTGGAGGAGCTGATTTTGTAATGATGGGAGGACAATTTGCAGGACATGAAGAAAATCCAGGAGAACTGATTGCTGAAAAAAATGGTAAAGAATTAGAAATGTATAAAATATTCTATGGTATGAGTAGCGATACTGCTATGAAAAAACATTATGGAAAAATGGATAAATATAGATCATCTGAGGGAAGGACTGTTAAAATAAAATATAAAGGAAAATTAGAAAATACTGTTTTAAATTTTTTGGGAGGAATTAGAAGCACATGCACATATATCAATGCTAAAAATATTAAAAATATGAGTAAATGTTGCACATTCGTTAGAGTAAATAGACAATTAAATACTATTTATGCCTAAAAAATAATAATAATTTAATATATATGAAATCTAGAAAAAATAAAAATAAAAATAAAAATAAAAATAAAAATAAAACTATAAAAGCAATGAAAATGAAAAAACCTAAAAAGATAGATGGATATTATTATTTTAAAGATTATCCTGATTTTAAACCCAACTTAAGTCCAAGAGATATGTTTAAATTAGGAAGTTTTGGAGGAACATATTGGCGTCCAATTAGATCTGGAGTACTACATAAAGATTTAAAAAATCAACATAAAAAATATCCAAAAAGTTGGTTGAAGGGGATTCCTGAAAGTTGGATATCATCAAAAAGATATGATAAATCGATAAATAAATATGGAGTTAAAGTTGGAACTAGTTTAGAATTTTGGGAAAGTAAAAATTGGATAGCAGATAGTCATCCATATGGATGGGTTCAATGGTATTTTGATTTTTTTTTAGGAGAAAGAAGCGACGATGATGAAAGACAAATCAAAAGATGGAAACAATTAGCTAGTACTAAAGGAAGATTTATGAGATTTTTAGTCACACAAATTCTTAAGAAAAATGGTAAATGGAATGATGAAACTATTAGTCCAAAAATAAGACAAGTTTTACAACATTGGGCTTATAAATTAACTCAAGAAGACTTTGATAATGAATTAAAAAGAAGAAATCTAAATTGATATTTTATTTATTATAGTTTTTATATAATTAAACTATAATAATGGAAACCCAACTAACATGTTTTAGTCATAATTCAGCATTAATAAATGATGATACTAAACAAGATTTAAAATGCAGTAATAAAATAATATTACCTACATCTGTTTTATTTGATATAACTAGTGAAAATGATGATATTAGCAAATTATATTTCAAAGTTTCTAATATTGAAAGTAAATTTGGTGTAGTTTGTGCTGTTCACGAATTTAGTGCTCCTCAATCCGTAGTCCACGTTCCATATTATATAATGGAAGAATGTGGAATAAATAATGGAGATAAGGTAGATATAAAAGTAGTTGTTCCAAAAAAAGGAACTTATATGAAAATTAAACTTCATAATGGAAAAGAATTTTCCAATATTGAAAATCCCAAAGAAATGTTAGAAAAATATTTAAGCAGAAATTATCCAGTTGTTACACAAGGACATACCATAAAAATTAAATATGAAAATAAAAAAACATTTTATATGGATATAGTTGAAACTAAGCCAGATGAAATAATAGAAATATTTAATGTAGATTTAAATGTAGATTTTGATAAACCGTATGATTATGAAGAAATTGAAAAAGAACGTTTAGAAAAATTAAAAAAAATAGAAGAAGAAAAACAAAAGAAACTATTAGAAGAAAGAAAAATAAGAAATGAAAAGATAAGTAAATTTAAAACATCTTCAAAATCATTTGTTCCATTTTCTGGTAAAGGATATACTTTGGGGAGTAAATAATAATAATTTAATCATTTATTTTAAAAATATAATCAAAACATAATTTATTATGGCATTTAAAGATACGATAATGACAATTCTAATTTTTATTATATTTTTTATTTTAATTTGTTCAAGTTTATTTACTGCCGGACTAGAGAATATTAAAAAAGATTGGAATAGATATAGATGTAATCCAATGTTTATGCCTTTAGCTGGATATTTTGAACAAGATGCAGTGGCTAATTTTGTATATTGTGTAGGAGATATTCAAAAAGGATTAATGAATGTATTTACAGATCCCCTTTATTTCAATATTAATTTACTGGGAGATATAGCAAATAATATTAGTAATAACATAAATAATGGATTAAGTATTATTGGCAAACTAGATAAATTTACAAGTTTTGTATCATTTAGTATATTTGATATATTAAAAAATATAGTAATAGAATTTCAAAAAATTATGATAAATATTCAAGATTTATTCAAAAAATTAACGGGAGTATTAACTGTTGTAGTAAGAATGACTGAAGGTGCTGCTATGACCGGATCATCTATATGGAGAGGACCTATTGGAAAAACATTAAGAGAAGTTTGTTTTCATTCAGATACTCCAATTGAACTTAAAAATGGAAAAATTGTCAAAATAAAAGATATTAAATTAGGAGATGAATTAAAAAATGATATAGAAGTATTAGGAACTTTAAGATTAAAAGGTAGTTCTATTAATAAATTTTATAGTATATGGAGTGAAAAACTACAACAAAATATATTAGTTACTGGTAGTCATAAAATTCTACCAAATAATGTTAATGACTATTTCAAAAATTTTATTCCGGTCGAGGACTATCATTTAAGTAAACCAACAAATAAATATGATAAAATATTATATTGTTTAATTACCTCAAATCATAGAATACATATTGGAGAGCATACTTTTTGGGATTGGGAGGATTAGAATATTATCCAATTTATATATAAGAATGGATAATATTAAAAATCCTATTATAGAAAGATTATACAACATACATAAAAAAGCAGGATATTTAGATAAATATGGAAATTCTTTACTAATAACAATATTCATTTTTTTCATATTTTTTATAATTATTGCATATTTTCATGTTAAACAGAATATAGAACCTATTAAAAAAGATTGGGGATCAATGAAATGTCATCCTGCAGTTATACCATTTGCAGGTATTATAAACAAACCTTCTGATCAAACCATTTTAGAATTTACTAGTAATAATTTTATGGATTGCACTTCTATAATTCTTTCTCAAATAATTAAAATATTTACTACTCCTTTATATGCTATGACTAATGTAACCGGTGATGTTTTTAATATGATACAACAAGCTGATAATACAATGACTTTAATTATTCATAAAATAACAAAAAGCATTGAAAATTTATTTAAAATGATTTACGCGAGAATTTTTAGTTTTCTACCAGAACTACAAAAATTAATTATTTATATTCAAGATTCTTTTCATAAAACTAATGGAGTATTAGGAACAACACTGCATTTTATGAGTGCTTTATATTATACTCTACGAGCATTTATTGGTGCATTCGTTGAAATAATAATAAAAGCTATGATAATAAGCACTGCTATTATCATTGGATTATGGGTGCTGCCATTTACTTGGCCCGTTGCAGCCACAGCAACAGTTATTTATGTAATAATTATGGTTCTTATGGGATTGATTGTAAGTAGTTCAAGTAGAATATTAGGAATAGTAGAGAAAAAAATACCACCTAAGCCAGGAAGTTGTTTTCATAAAGATACTATAATTGAAACTATAAACGGTGGAGTTAAAATATCAGAAATTCAGGTTGGCGATATTCTAAAAGACGGAAGTAAAGTAACTGAAACTTTTAAATGCAATAGTGAGGAAGAATTATATATATTAAATGGAATAAAAGTAACGGGATTACATTATGTTTTTTCTGATAAAAATGGGTGGATTCCAGTTAAACGACACCCCAATGCTCAACTAATAACTAATGATCAAGATTATGTTTATTGTATGAATACTACTAATAAATTAATAAAGATAAATGATATGATATTTATGGATTGGGATGAATTACAAGAAATTGATGTTACTTTTTTAGTTAAACAATTTAATATTAAATCTAAAGAAGATATTCATAAATTTATAAATCCAGCTCTTCATCCGGATACTCCTATTATATTAGAAAATGGAAGAAAAACAAAAATATCTGAAATTAATGTTAATGATATAATTGAGGGAGGAGATGTTGTTATGGCCGTTGTAAAAATTGATTCTAGTGATATGAAAAATTTCAAAAAATATACTACTATGCATTCTACTGAAACATTTATAGGAAAAAATATACAAGAAGCTTATTACAATTTAGGAGAAATCATAGATGATGAAAATATATCAAATGTTGATGAAAAGATATTTTATCATTTAGTTACAGATACTGGATATTTTACTATAAATGGAACTCATATTTCTGATTATAATTCCGGTATAGAATTTATTTTCGATTATTAAAATATTATCTAAATAATATTTATATTTATGAATAAAATCATTGGCATTTTATTATTAATCATATTAATTGCATCAGTTTCTGTTAAATGTTGTTGTAAAGAAGGAATGGGAAATATAGCACCAAAATCTTCATTATATGCTCCCGTTAATTTTAATATTTCTCATAATAATACTTCTAAAAAATATGATAAAATTTATATTCCAGGAGATAACTATGCAAAAGTAGAATTACCTTTACCTGAAGGTCAATTAACTTTTTTCGCTAATAATGAATTCAGACCAGAATGTTGTTCAAATAATACAATAAGTGGAAGTAATGGATGTCCTTGTATTACAACTGAACAGAAAAATTATTTAGGAAATAGAGGAGGAAATAAAGCATTAACTGAATGGGATAAAACCTTTTAATTAAATTAATATTTCTATTTAATATATTTATTATATATAAAATGGAAATCAATATTGATAATGAAAAAGTTATTATTGAAAAAAATAAAATTATTGAAATAGGAAACGGATGGAATACTTTCGAATATTCACAGGAAAATTCCCCATCACCTAAATTATATTATTTTAAACCAAATGATGTTGATTTAAAAGCTATTAGTTTTGATGAATATGTTAATTTATTAACAGAAGGAGAAACAATTGAAGGTATGTTAAAAAAATTAAACCTAAAAATTGATGAATATTGTGAAAAACAAGATGATCCAAAACCCAAAATATGCACTGAAAAAGAAAATATAGAAGAACTTAAAGAACGGCCTGTTATTGAAGAAAAAGCTGTTGAAGAATCAGTTGTTGAAGAACCTGTTGTTGAAGAAGAAGCTACAAAAAAATTATCAGATAACAAAATTCAAGTATTAAAAAATCATATAGAAAAATATCCTTCCATCATGAATATTTTAAAATTTATATAAATTAATTCTTATTAATTTTTTTATGTAATCTAAAACATTTTCGTTTTAACATTTTTTGATTATTTTCAAATTTATCATTACCAGATACTGATTCTTTTTTTATGTCTCCATATTCATTATATATTATTATACCATCATCTGTTAAAGTTTGATATCCATTTGAAAAATCAGTTAATATTGAGGAACCATATAGATAATTATTACTACTATCTGTATTATCCATTATATTATCTTTGCAAGAATTATCCGTAAATTCCTGTTCATTTATTTCATTCATAAATAAATCATTATTTATCACTTTATTTTGATAATAATGATGAAATCCTTTTGTTAATGCCAACAAATTTTCGTGATTATTTGTTTTTATTAAAGTATTATTATCAATATTGTGAATATTAGAATTATTATTTTGAAAATCACAAAACAATGACTCATTTTTTTTTAATTCGGTATATTGTTTTGATGATAATTTTTCATTACTTCTATTACTGAAACAACTACTCATTTTATAATAAGTATATATTAAATAAATTAAAATATATATAATTTTATATATGAATTTAAACATCGATAAATTTTCAAAAAATGATTTACTAGACATTTTTAATATATCTGAAAATCAACAATTATCATATAATTCTATACAAAATAAATGTCAAAAATATATTTCAGACATTAATAATAATAATTCACTGCCAATAGATGAAAAACAAAATATATTACAATTTTTAGATAAAGCTATGAATAAATTAATTAAAATTAGTAATACTATTAATAATAATAATTTAGAAACAAATAACTTAACCGATAATAATCATTTAGTAATACAAAAAAATAATAAAAGTAGTTTAACATCCAATATAAATCCTTTAACGACTAATAAAATTTATAAATTTTTAAATATAAATACTATTTTTAGACAAAACTATTATAATACTAAATCTTCTAATTTTACTATTGATTTAAATGATAATATTAATAATGTAACATCTATCGCATTAGAATCTGCCGAAATACCTAAATTATTTTACAAATTTTCAAGTTTAAATAAAACCAATGAATTTACTATAGAAACATTTGATATTTCTAATAATGCTACATCTGGAACTACATTGAAAAATAAGAAAAAACACATAATTAAGATAAAAGATGGAAATTATACTCCTTCTCAATTAACTACATATTTAAATAAATATATTTTTGGAATAAGTGGAAATGAATTATCTAGAGTAGCAGCTAAATATGATGATATCACTGGAAAATTTTATTTTGTAAGAGATAATAGACCAGTTGAAAACGGCGGTATAGTAGGACCTCCTTTAGAAGACAATGGCATTGATCAAAGATTTAATATTGATTTTAGAATAAGTAGTGATATTAATCGACCAATACAATTAAATATTGGATGGATATTAGGTTATAGAAAACAATATTATAATTATGACGATGATTTTATAAAAGAATCTTCTGCTAATACTATACAGATCGGTTGTGGATATACTCCAGAATCTATGTTTGACACTACTTCATCTAAATATTTATTTTTGGCAGTAGATGATTTTAATAATAATTATTCACAATCTATGATTTCTCCATTTCAAGATTCTGTATTTAATAATAACATGATATTAGCTAAATTAGTAGATAATGGAGATAATTATAATTTTAGAAATCAACAAATAGAAAAAAAAGCCATAAGACATTATTTTGGACCAGTTAATATAAATAAATTAAAAATTACTATTTTGGATGAATTAGGCAGAATAGTTGACTTTAATAATAGTGATTATTCTTTATCATTAAGAATAGAACAAATATATGATTTAAATACTAATTAATTATTTTTTTTAGAAAATTTTCTGAAAAGAATATCTTTGTCATTTCTTTTAAACGATTCTTCTTTATTACATTGCCATTTAAGAGGATCTTTACATAAATCTTTATTTACAGAAGTTTTATTTATAACTGATATTTTAACTAATTCTTCAATATTTGGACAATTAATATAATCTGACCAAGTAAGCTTTGATATTTCTAAATCAATTTTTCTAGATATTCTAAAATACTGTGCTACTAATGGTTTTGACATCCCTATTATATTAAAAATATTTAATTTTATCAATTTAATATTTAAACTAATAAATTTAAATATTAATAACTATTATTATTAAATGCTATTTATAAATCCTCCATTCGGTAATTATATTAACTTGCCTTATACTACATCAATTAAAGGAAGTTATACTTTAAATCCTAGACCTGGATTGTTATCACAAATTATAAAAACATTAAGATATTCATCTGTTTATCAGGGATGGATAAATAAAATTGGACTTAGAAATAAAGGCATTGATTATGCTATTAAAAATTATGATGGAACACATATAGTAAGTATTGCTATTCTAGATAAAGATGAAATTAAACCGATTGAAAATAAAATACCTAAAGATATGAATATTGAATTAAATGTAAGTTGTCCGAACACTGAACATGGTGTTATTACTAAAGGATTAAGTATATTTTTAAATCCGCGAAGAAAGTGGTGTATAATTAAGTTGTCACCCACCGCTGATATGGATTTAATTAATTCTTATTATAAACAAGGATTTCGACAATTTCACTGTAGTAATACACTGCCTATTAAAGAAGGAGGACTATCTGGACCTAGTATAACTAGATTTTCACAAGCATTAACATATGATATTAGACGCTCTTATCCGAAATGCGTTATTATTGGAGGAGGCGGTATTACTAATATGGTAGTTGCTGAAAAATATTTTAGATTTGGAGCAGATCATATCGGAGTATCTACCTTATTATTTAATCCATTTAAGTTCACTAAATTTTATTTACAATATATTAATAGCAAGTATTGTAAAAAAGATTTCTAACTATATTTTAATGAACTGTTTCGTTAGAAGATTTACTACTAAAAAATACAAAGGACTTCCTAAAGCTGTTAGAGAACAAGTATGGATAGGACATAATGGAAAGGTATTTGAACATAAATGTCATATTACTTGGTGCACTAATAAAATTAATGTTTTTAATTTTCAAGTTGGACATGATATTCCTAGAAGTAAAGGAGGTAGCGACAAATTATCCAATCTTAAACCTATTTGTTCTAATTGTAATTTATCTATGGGAAATTCTTATACTATTAAACAATGGAATAAAATATTAAAATAAATTGATTTTTTATTTTATATTAATAAAAAATTAATATAAAATGGCTGAGTTATTAGGAGAATTAGAATATTATAAAAAAGAAAAAGAATTACTTGATACTCGTATGAAAAGGTATAGAGAAGAATATTCAAATTCTGACTATGTTCCTACTAAAAAAGATATTTTATTAAAACAATTATTTATTATTGTTGAATCTCAAGAAAATGAAATTCATAGATTGAGAAAAATAATACAAAAAAATAATAAAATTTAGTTTAAACAAGCATTTCCATTTGAACAATACCATTTATTTAATCCACTAATTTCACATATTATATG